TACATCGTTGTGAGTGATAGTTGTTACTGTTTCAGATAACATTTTGTGATCCTTTGTTTAGTTATTATTCCCTAAATATAAAAATAACATGTGCCGATGGCTACATGCCTTATGCTCTATAATATATTACAAGCCCTGTGTGTATGTCAACACTTTTTGCACACTTTCTGCAGAAACTGACCGATTTACGCGAAATAACAAAGGTTGTTTTGAATTTATTATATCCTCGGTCAGTCTCTGCCACAGTGTCAGCCAGGGGCTGGAGTCGAACCAGCTGATGCCTTTCCCTAGCAAAAAGGTGGCCGAAGCCACCATTCTACTTGTCGTCTTTTTTGACATCTTTCTGCCATGGATCGTGACCCTCGGCCGTAGCCTTGGCGACACCGAGCCACATACGAGCCTGTTGCAGCGCTCGAACGGCCAGAGTTACCTCTGCACCCTCTTTCGGTCGTTGTGAGCATTCTGCAGTCAGACTGCTGATCAGATCAGTCAACTGATTGCGTGCATCACTAACTAGGTTGACATCGAGCTCGTGCTCTGGATCCTTGCCAGGCTTCGCTTGTTCGATCTCATCCTTGGCGAGATCACGAATGCTCTCTTCAGAGTTCTTGATCTCTTCACGAGCAATGTCACGTACAGTTTCAGGGCTGAGTGTTGGTTGCTCTTGCTTGTTTTCGTCTGGATCCATATTAGCTCTCTTTCTTGACCGTTACGCGGCCACTACCTTTGCAGTTTTCGCATGTTTTGCTGAAATCTTCAGGATCTAGTCCTTTTCCATCACAGTTGTCACACTTGACTCGCTTGGTTGCTGGTTTCTTTGCTGTTCCCATAATGCTTTGCTCCTTTCGCCTATGGCTTGATTATTTTCCGCCTGCTCGATTCAACCCTGCTTGAACCGCTGCATCGACATCACGGTGAATTCGCTGAGAGTTGTTCGGCGTTCCAGCTGGTGGAGTGCCGCCTCCGCTTATCGATCCGTTGATGTCGTTTCGGTGGCTTTCCATGGCGCCCATCTTGTTCTGAGTCTTGCCTGCAGCTTCATCAGCCTCGAGTAGCATGAGAGCGACGCCGATGCTGGTGATTTCCTGGTTGATGCCTTGCTCTTTGAATTCGGCATTCTTGGTGTTCATGAAGTCGAGTACTTGCTGAGCACGTTGCGCGGCAGGGCTGTCTTTGAACCCAGCCTCGCCAGGTTTGACAGTGAATGCAGGTAGTTTGCCAGCCGTCTGCAGTGCTTCGATCTCAGTCTTGCGAGCAACAGCCTGTTGGCCACGTTCGAGGTATTGAGTACGGTTGGTGTTGTGATCCATAGCTTCCTGGTAGAGACGCTGTGCTTGGCTGATGGTGTTGTTGAGCTCAGTGCTGAACTGTGCTTGAGTCTTGGCGCTTTTGTGAACGAAGTTGTCAGGCAACTCTTCTGCAGATTTTACGACGTACTCTTTCCACTCACCACTGCGACCCTCTTTACCTACTACAGTGATGGCTGGAGCGTTCTCATAGGCATACACAAGCGGATCCACGGTACCATTCGGGTTGACGCCCATTGGTAGGTTGCCACCGTTGGCCTGAATAGTCTTGTTGATCTGCTCACCGATTGTGTCAGTCTCTTGCTCACCGAAAGCAGACGCAACTGTATCTGCGTCTGGATCATCGTCATCATCGCCTGCTGGCGGTGCATTTGGATCAACTGGTGGAGCGTTCGGATCGACAGGAGGCGTCGGATCTGCAGGTGGAGCATTGGGATCCACTGGCGGTGTAGTGGCTGGTGGAGTCGTTGCAGGTGGTGTTGTTGGTGGAACAACAGGAGGTGTCGGATCACCAGCTGGCGGAGGCGTTGGATCGCCTGCAGGTGGAGCTGCTGGTGGAGTATTATCGCCTGCTGGCGGCGTTGATGATGGTGCTGGGTTGTTGGTTGGATCCATGTCCTTATTTCCTCGTTTAGTTGACTATGTAATACATTATAGCACTTATGCTGCAGGAGGTGCAGGTGGAGCTGCCATTGTTGGTGGTTGCGGTGGCATTGCAGGAGGTTGACCAGCGCCTGCAGGTGGCATTCCGCCTGGTGCTGGAGGTGGTGGCATCTGGCCTGGCTGCATGCTTCCTGGATCACCAGGAGCGCCTGGCATTGGAGGCATAGGACTGTTCGGATCAACTGGAGCCATACCCTCGCCACCTGGAACCATTGGGCTCTGCTTGGCGTCCTGGTTGGCCTGGAGCTTATCTTCCATCGCCATTGCACGACGTCGTAGGCTTTCGATCTCGCGCTGAACATGCTCTTCAAGTGCCTGTTTCTTTTCAGGTGTCCAGACGATCTTGCCGTCCTCATCCTTGCCAGTAATGTACTCATCAGATACCATCTGCTGTCGGTGAGTGTCGATGTGGTTTGGCTTTGGATCCTCGCGCGGTGCAGCTTGGCCGCCGTTGCGGATGATCTCGAAGTCCATCTCAGCAGTGCGATCGCCCTCGTTCTCGAGGATGTTCTTGACTAGTAGTGTTGGATCCACAGTCTCTTTGACGTAGTTCTCGTACATCTGGTCAGCCTTTGGTAGCTTGAGCAGTTGATAGAGGTCGATGTTGCTGATGCGGTTCATGTTGGCCAGTTTGATACCGATGTTGGCCAAGCGGTCATCATCGTCAGGTATGTTGCTTCCACCCTTGGCACGGACATCAATGCCGTCCTTGAGTCGGTCGCGGTGCATCATGATGTGGTCATAGACACCATTCTCGCCAGCAATAGCCTGCCAGTGCTCTTTCGTGTAGTAGACTTTCACGAACTGATACAGCATCTTGTAGTAGCGATCCATGAAGCCATCAAGAGCTCGTACAAGCAGAGTCATGCGACCCTCGGCCTGATCCCGCTGCATCACAGCTTCGCCGAGCGTTTCAGTGTCTGACTGAGTTCCTCGCATGTTTGGTGGAGTACCGAGGATAGCGTGAATCTGCTCGCGTATGTCGATAGCATCTTGGTATACGAATTGTGGCAACTGATCTGGAGCGATCTTCATCACTGACTTGCTGACATCTTCACCGTCAACAACTACTGACTCATCAGGCTCACCAGATAGATCTTCGATGTCATCCTTGTCGACAGCATCACCAGCCCATACCTTGAGTCCACCATAGTGCTCAGCCGCTTCAGCGATCGTTCGCTTGCGTCGGTTGAGTGTGTGCTGCAATGGAGCAACAAGCTCGATCAGAGAGTTCTGGTCAATCTTGGTTGAGCCATCGTTCATCAAGTTGATGGTGATGTATGGCTTTGGTGGTCGCGGTGCAGCGTTGCCGACATACTCTTCCTCGACATCGTACAACCAGTGAGGGTTGCGAGTCTTGAGCAGTACCGTGCCGCCTACGAATGAGACAAGCTGCTGTTCGGGGTTGCCTTTCTTATCTTGGCCAGTCAGCCATACCTCGAACCAGTCGCCGCGAGCGCTGAGTTGGTTGGCTGTGGCGTTGTCTGGACGCAGGCCGAAGTGTTCATATATAGCATTCTTTTTGTTCGGAAACTGCTGGATCATGTCCTGAATAGAGCCATCGCATTTCTCTGCAATGAAACCAGGATCATCATCACGACGAGCTGTGTGGTCGAATACTATCTTGCAAGGATCCACATGCTTCGGTATTACTTCACCGATGCCGTTGTAGTTTGGATCCCATGTCATCTTGAGCACGCCGACACGCTTTTCCATGAGGTCGAAGAGCACGTTCGTGAGCAGGCCAGTCAAGTTGTGGTCAGTACCATGTGCTTCAGCGTACTTCGCAAAGTCCTTTGAGATGAGCTGTGCTGCAGTCGTGTCGTTGAATGGCCGTGACTCGAGCTCGTGGATCTTGCTGGTCAGGTAGCTGACAATCGTCTGGATGCCGACATAGATCTGAGCCTCAGTGTATTTGATGCTGCTGTTGTACATGGTTGGATACTTGGCGCCAGCATTGTACGCATCACCCCATAGGAGCTCATGGTTGGCCTTGCGTGTTCTGGATAGGTTGTATGGTGCTTTCTCAAAGAATGACTCTGACTTCGCGATGCGGTTGCGAAGTACACTCGTGATCTCGTGATCAGTCGCTGCAATGCTGAAGATCTCTTCAGCTTCTTTTTTGTCGGTGAGGAATGCTTTGTCGTTGTTGTCCATAGAATGAAAAATAACAGCCACTGCTGGCTGTTTGCCTTACTCGTTAATTATACACGACTCCTTTGTAAATCGCGATCAAAATCTTCCTGCGGCTCGATCTCGAGGCTGGTATACACGTTGTATATGGTATTGCAACCACGGCACTTGTGCTCTTTGCGTGTTTCGCCTGGCTTGAGATCTTTCCAGTTGACTCCGAGATCATCGACGATCACGTACACCACACGATTGTTGAATTTGAACAGCAGGCTAGTACAGAAGATGCAGCGCATTGGCAGTGTGGCCACGTTGGTCATGCCATCCAGTACGACAGTGATATTGTGCTTTCCGTATCGGTTCATTCTGCTTGATGGCTGATCGTTCATGTCTTGAGCTTTCCTTTGCCTAGTTTCCTGAGTTTCTTTTTGTAGTCGGGTATTATACCCTCGTATGATCGTGTTTTCTCGTCATAGTATACACCTTTTTTGCTGTTATCGGGAGCAGGTTGTGCAATGACTGCGGTGTTGACTCTGCCGCGCATCATGGCTGTGCGTGCATAACAGAGAGCGAACCAGAAGTGATCAGGTGCTTCACCCTGCGTGATCCAGAACACCTTGAGTTTGCCCTTGCCCTCTTCGTCCTTTTCCTGGATGCGAACCATCACAGTCGAGTGATCGATCAGCTGCTGCAGCTTGTCGCCAGGCAGGTGCATCTGCAGACTACGCAGTCGCATCTCACGAACCACGAGATCCATGATGTCATTGCGCTGGATCTTCACGAAGCCTTTGCGATCACCCTTGTTGATGAAGTCAGCCACGTTCTTTCTGGTGCTGTTGTAGTCGAACTCAGCACAGTAGACACGGCCTGGGTACTTCTTGGCCAGCTGTCGAGGCACGGTGATGTCTGGCATGGCATCGATCACCATACACTGAGCACCGAGCATGTTGAACAACGCCTCGATGTCATCCCACTCCTTGTATGTTCCGAGATCCACCACGCCCTCTGGAGTGATCACTACCACATGCTTCACATGGCCAACATCCACGCCGATGTACACCTCGTTGAGTGGTGGCCGCAGTGATGTCCAGATCTGTCGGAACATGCCCTCGTCAATCAGTGCATCAGCTGGAGTGTAGGCCTTGCCGAGTATGAAGTTGTAGACGTAGCCAGGTATATTCTTGTCATCTTCCCACTGCTGCATGATACGAGCTGCAGGACGGTCAGGACGCATCATCTGATTGATCCAGTAGCCGTGTCGCTCACGCTTTGGAAACCGAGCATGCCAGAAACCATTTTGCCGTGCTTCATCTGGTAGGATGCCGTGACACAGGCCACAGACATACTCTTTGAGCTTGGTGTCGATGGTATGCACGTTCGGACGCATGCCGCCCATCTCTGCAGGATCCCAGTCCATGTACGATATGTGGTTGCAGTGCGGACATGTCACCATCCAGTGGTACTGATTGCTGGCTTGGTAGAGTGCATCAACACCGAACCCTTTGGCGCTTGGGTTGCTGAACGTGCGGAACCTCGGCTCCTTTGAGTTCTCAGTACGTGAGCGATAGGTACGCACCACACGCACATTTGACCTGTCGTACTCATCAGACCACACAGTATCAGCTGAGATCGAGATGGCGTCGCTCTCTGAGAATGCACCACGATAGTAGAGAAAGTGATCACCCAGCTGCTTGAGCTTCTGTGTGTCCTGCTTGACCAGCTTCTTGATGAAAGGGTTTTTGTCGATGAGTGGGTTCACCTTTGGAATAACGAAGTCAAATCCGCCGCGCAGGCCTATGCAGAGAAGATATGCTCAATTGTCCCCCAAACCCCCGCGCCGCTCGCGCCGGAAGGCTGGACGCCGAAAGTGGGTGAGCGGGTGTTAGTGGAGGGGGTGGTGGCCGAAGAGCCAGATGAAGAGGGTGATTTTTTGGTCGAATTCAAATATACCAGCTTCATCAACAAACAAGAAACAACGTGGCATAATTCGGTTTCC